GCGATGCAACGTCAGGCGCAGGTGGTTCAGGTATTGTAATTGTTCGTTACCCATCATCATACTCACCAGCAGCAGCTACAACAGGTTCACCAACTTACACAGTTGCCGGTGGATATAGAATATACAAGTGGATTACTTCAGGTTCAATAACTTTCTAAACATCCTTATCAAAAAATGATAAGTAGAATGTGACTAATGTATTTCAATTAAACTACGAAGCAAGGCTTAAGAGTTGGTACGACTTAAGAAAATCCCTAGAAGATAGTGACATAAAAACATCTTGTCTAGCAATAGATAACTGGTGGCAAAAAGCACCACTAGTCAACCATCATCTTCACTCAAATGATATAGACAACTGGCCCGGACCATGGGATTTACTAGTAGAAAATAACTACTGTCAACTCGCTAGAGGACTAGGAATGGTATATACACTACAATTAGTGGGCATCAAAGACATTGACTTTTGTCTAGCAATAGACGATAATAGTGAAGAATGTGCCTTAGTCATGGTCGATAGCGCAAAATATATATGTAATTACTACCCTAATACGGTCATAAGTAATAGTTCAAAAGAGTTCAAAGTGTATAGTCATATAGATATGACCAAAATAAATATAAAAATATAATAGGTGAAAAATGATTATAAATGTCTTAAAACGTAATGGTAAAAAAGAACCGTTAATGTTGGAGAAATGGCAAGCACAAGTAGCAAAAGTATGTAACGGAATAGCAGACGTAAGCCCAAGTATGATTGAGATTAAATCTCAACTACACTTTTATGATGGCATCACCACAAGTCAAATAGATAATATAACACTTAGAGCAATCGTTGATTTGATTGACGTAGAATCAAATACCGACGTTGGTCATACTAACTATCAATATGTAGCCGGTAAACAACGAACAAGTATGCTACGCAAAGATGTATATGGCTCATATGAGCCTCCTCATCTCTATGATATAGTTAAAAAGAATGTAGCTACAGGATTATACACTAAAGAATTACTAGAATGGTATACTGAAGATGATTGGCAAAAGATGAATGATATGATAGATCATTCTAAAGATGAATCATATAGTTATGCCGCCATTGAACAACTCATTGAAAAGTATCTAGTAAAGAATCGTAGTACAAAGGAAATATATGAAACACCTCAAGTTCGTTATATGGTTGCGGCAGCTACCGTTTTTCACAAAGAAGAACCAAACAACGCAAGAATGCGATTCATCAAAGAATACTATAATGCTGCAAGTGATGGTCTTTTTACATTGGCTACCCCTGTTCTGGCTGGCTTGGGAACCCCAACCAAACAATTTAGTAGTTGTGTGCTTATACGTAGTGACGATGATTTGGACAGCATTTTTGCTAGCGGAGAAATGATGGCAAAGTATGCTAGCAAACGTGCTGGCATAGGATTAGAGATTGGACGTCTACGCCCATTAGGATCACCCATTCGTGGTGGAGAAATCATGCATACTGGCATGATACCATTCTTAAAGAAATGGTTTGGTGACTTGCGTAGTTGTAGTCAGGGAGGCATTCGTAATGCATCCGCCACTGTCTTTTACCCTATATGGCATCATCAATTTGATGACCTAATCGTTCTTAAAAATAATCAAGGTACAGAAGAAACTCGTGTACGTCATATGGACTACGGAGTTGTTCTTAGTGCTTTCTTTTGGCGCAGATTCAAAAACAAAGAAAACATAACATTCTTTGATCCTAACGAAGTGCCCGATCTATACGAAGCATTTTATAGTAACACAGAACTATTTGAAGAACTATATACTAAATATGAGAAGCGTAAAGATTTACGCAAAAAAACAATGAATGCGGAAGAGGTATTCAAAAGTGGAATACTAAAAGAACGCACAGACACAGGTAGAATCTATCTAGTATTCATTGATAATGTAATGAAGCAGGGTCCATTTGATCCAGAGTATCATACAATTTACCAGAGTAATTTATGCTGTGAAATACTATTACCGACAAAATCGTTTAAGAGGCTCGATGATCCAGAAGGACGAATTGCGCTCTGCACACTTGGCAGTATTAACTGGGGCGCATTTAGAAATCCCGAAGATATGCGCCGTGCTTGTCGTATTCTACATCGTAGCCTTAATAACATTCTTGATTATCAGGACTTTCTAAGTATACAATCTAAACTAAGCAACGATGAGATTCGTCCGTTGGGTATTGGTGTCACTAATTTAGCATACTGGCACGCAAAGCGTAGTTTGAAGTATGGCGAGAAAGATGCATTAGCTGAAGTCAAATCTTGGGCAGAACACTTGGCATATTATCTAACAGAAGCTAGCGTTGAACTTGCTAAAGAACGTGGCAAGTGTGAAGGTAGTGATAAGACAAGATATGGTCAAGGTATCTTTCCCTGGGAACTAAGAGCAAATGGTGTTAATCAATTAACTGACTTTAATCCTGAATTAGATTGGGAAACACTACGCACGAACATGAAAGAGCATGGTGTCCGTAATGCTACACAAATGGCTATTGCTCCTGTAGAATCAAGTAGTGTAGTTATCAACAGCACAAATGGTATTGAAATGCCAATGAGTTTGATTAGTGTTAAAGAAAGTAAAGCAGGAAGTTTCACTCAAGTTGTTCCGGAATATCACAAACTAAAGAACAAGTATCAATTGATGTGGGAACAAAAAGATTGTGATGGTTATTTGAAAACAGCAGCAGTACTAGCAGCATACATTGACCAGAGTATAAGTACAAACACATTCTACAATCCTGCTCATTACGCAGATCGTAAAGTTCCAACTACATTGATAGCAAAGAACTTGATGCAGGCACATATGTGGGGCCTAAAAACTTTCTATTATAGTTTGATTAACAAACAAGGTAGTAAAGCAGATGCTGAGATAGCACCAACAATGTTAGAACATATAGATTTTGATAATGAAGAAGATTGCGAAAGTTGCAAATTATGAGCCGCGCACAATATAACCTAAACACAAAAACAGATTACTTAAATCGTAAGATGTTTCTGGATCCTGCGGGTCCAGTTACTATCCAACGTTTTGAAGAAGTTAAATATCCAAAGATTGCTAAGTTTGAAGAAACGGCAAGGGGATTCTTTTGGCAACCAGAAGAAATTAGTTTAACAAAAGATGCCAATGACTTCAAAGAAGCCAGTGATGCCGTCAAACATATTTTTACTAGTAACTTATTAAGACAAACAGCATTAGATAGTTTACAAGGACGAGCACCAAGCCAAGTATTCACCCCTGTTGTATCATTGCCAGAACTAGAAGCATTGATATATAACTGGAGTTTCTTTGAGACAAACATTCATAGTAAGAGTTATAGTCACATTATTCGTAATATTTACAATGTACCCAAAGAAGTATTCAATACCATACATGATACGCAAGAGATTATTGATATGGCTAGTAGTGTTGGTAAGTATTATGATGACCTACACAGAATTAACTGTGCAAAAGAGTTAGGTCAACCAGTAGAAGAAATAGAACATGTAAGAGCAATTTATATGGCATTACATGCGTCATACGCTTTGGAAGCATTTAGATTTATGGTATCATTCGCTACTAGTTTAGCAATGGTTGAGAACAAAATCTTTATTGGTAATGGTAACATTATTAGTTTAATTCTCCAAGATGAACTTCTACATAAAGGCTGGACTGCCTACCTTATTAATCAAGTAATCAAAGATGATAGTCGTTTTGCAGCTATTAAGCAAGAATGTGAAAGTGAAGTATATCAGTTATATGTTGATGTTATCCGTGAAGAAAAAGCCTGGGCTGATTACTTGTTTAACAAAGGTCCTGTCATTGGATTAAATGCAAATGTATTGAAAGATTTTGTTGATTACACAGCAGCAGGAGCATTGAAAGAGATTGGTATTAAGTATCAAGGCAACAGCCCTAAGAGTACTCCTATACCATGGTTCAACAAGCATAGTGATACGTCTAAGAAGCAGACAGCACTACAAGAGAATGAATCAACTAATTATGTATTGGGCGTAATGAGTGAATCACTTGATTACGACCAACTACCGAGTTTATAAAAGGAAATAATATGAAAGCAATAGTATGGAGTAAGTACCACTGCCCTTATTGTGACCAAGCGAAAGCATTGTTAACAAGTAAAGGGATACAGTTTGAAGAAAAGAAAATCGGTGACGGTTACAGTAAAGAAGAATTATTAGAGGCAGTTCCAAATGCCCGTACGGTTCCACAAATTTTCCTAGACGGAGAACTTGTGGGTGGGTTTAACGAACTCAAACAAAAATTAACAGAAAGTATCTAATGGAAACAGGAAAAGTATATACATTTAAAATGAACAGCGGTGAAGAAATGATTACTAAAGTAGTTGATATCACTCAAAACACACTTACTATTGAAGAACCAGTAAGTATTGCACCTGGGCAGCAAGGTATGCAAATGATCCCTAGCATGTTTACCGCAGATCCAAAGGGTAAATTTACACTAAATACTAGTAGTATTGCACTTTATGCAGAAACCGATGCAAATATCAAGGATAAGTATATTGAAGCAACCACTGGTATTAAGTTACCAGATAAGAAAATAGTATTAGGATAATATGGCAGCATTGAGTAGGAAGGGTGATGCAAATCAAGAAGGCGGGCAGATAATACGCGGCGCCGGCACGGTGTTTGCTAATGGCATAGCCGTTGGGTTACATGTAAGTCAAATAACCCCACACGCTCCTTGGAAACGTGCCTATCCTCACTTACCACATGATGCTCCAGTAACAACCCAAGGTAGCCCTACTGTATTTGCAGAGGGTGATCCTGTATTAAGAGTAGGATCAGGCAACACCTGCGGTCATAGTATCGTTCAAGGTAGTCCTGATATTTTTGTACCATGAGTTTAACTGGAAAACAAAGCCCATTGGGTGTAAACGTAATGAGTGGTATACTCCAAGGCAAAGGCTTTTGGGTTAATAATCCTACCGCCTCTTATGTAGGTACTAGTACTAGTCCTACATCATATACTCCCGGCACAGTTATAACTAAGAGTTGTTTGTATTGGGCTACATATTCAATTCAAACTGCATATGTTAGAGGCTTAGTAGACAAAACAACATATTATAATATTATTAATATGGGTAGTAATACTATTCCTGCATTAGGAAATGGCCCCCCACCTACTTATACATATGCAAGTAGTCCAACATGGGCGCCACAATATAATTATAATGTCCCACCTGATACTCCTACTACTCCCGGGGCTAATCCTTCCGCAGTTTCTCGTAGACCGGCAACACAATGGGGATATGTAAGATTATATCCATGGCAAGGGTATAATGAATTTAACTATAACAACACATTAGCTTTGACTAATATGTATAATGACTTCTGTGGGTCATTTATATCCGCAGCATCATTTATTGATTATTCTAATAAATCTATAATGGCTACAAAGAATTCATTTGATTTCTTGGACGGCACTTATAGTAATATGAATGACCTAATAACCGCAGATGTAACAAATGTAAGTTTGTCACCTCAGGTATTTGGAAGAGATTTAATTAATTTAGGTAAAGCATTAGATTTATCTACTATATGGACGTTTGGATATCCTTCTAATCTATTAGCAACATTAAAGAAATATAATGCAATAACACCTTCACTTTCAGTGGCTTTGTTATCAGTTGGATTAAATCCGGTTGATATAGATCAAATATCAGCTAACAGTAGTACTGTAACTAAAGAACAGCAACAAAAAACATATGCTGCATTTTTGATAATTGCAGGGGTAGATTTAGCTGCAATATTAGTTTCTCTTAATTGTAATACATCAGGCTTAGTTACTCTAGCTGATTTGTTAGATGTAAAGAAACTATTCCCTAATAGTTATTTGACATTGACAGTGCCTATATATAATGCACAGCCCGGGCCAACTAATAGTAAAACGTATTATCCTATATTTTCTGTTAATTCAGTATCTCCGGTATTATCTAGCCCGGAAATAAAAGCAGTAGTAGGAACAACTATTCCACCGTTACCACCGCCCCCACCCCCAGAACCAGCACCAACTCCTATCCCACCTCTCCCGGTAGTTCCGGTAGTTACTGCTCAAGCGGTTGCAACAGCCACCGGCGGCGGAGGCGGAGGCGGAGGATGTCCTGCGCCTTGGATTCCAATATTACTAGCAGATATGACATATATACCTGCTGAAAAAGTAGAAGTAGGAATGAAGTTATGGACACAGCATGAAACAACTAGTGAATGGGATAGTTACGTGGTTACTCATGTAAGTACAAGTAATGATACACGTTGGGAAGTTGAGTTTGAGAACGGTGAAAAATTTGTAGGAACATTTAATCACAGAGTAAAAACAAATATTGACTGGATAGAAATCAATAAATTACATCCGGGTGATGCAATCGTTGCATTAGATAAACCAATGGTTGTTAAATCAACTAAATATTTTGATATAGGAGAAGTAGTAAAGATAACAGTTGAGGATGCTCATACTTATATTACTAGTGGGTTCTTATCTCACAATATAAAAATGCAAGGGTTTGATATGGGTAATCAACAATCTTTTTAATTATGGCAACTTTAAA